GGGACGAAGTCTGCGACCTCGACCACAGGCCCCATGTCACGCGGGACGGGAGCCGGTGCGTGGCCTGCGTCCTCGGCCTCTTCGGGCGTGTAGGTGCCCACCACGACGCCCGGAAACACCGTGCGGATGCCTTCGCTAATGCAGCGTGCGCGCAGCATCTGGCGGGGGTACGACTTCCATGTCGGGTTCTTGGTCAACCCTGCGGCGATCGCCATCTCCACCGTCCAGGCCACCTCGACGCTGCCGCCCTGCGGGTGGGTGAACGTGCCCGATACGCGGCGCTCGGTGTATTCGCTCCAGCGCACGCTGCCGCCTGCGGTCTGGAACCGGGCCAGCATGGCGTCGGCCTTCAGCGTGGGACGGCCGTTGATGACATGGTAGTCGCGCGCTGCGATGGCGGGGTGCAGACCCTCGGCCTGTGCGATGAGCATGAGGGCCATCGCTTGGTCTGCGGTTTTGACGCCGAACAGGCCGGACTTGGCGACGGCCAGGGCCATGCGTTCTACTTGGTCGACGGGGACGAGAGCAGTCATATGTGTGACTCCAGTTATGAGCGGATATGCGCCGTTATGCGCCGTGATTTATGGTTTCCTTGGCGCTAGAGGCAAATTTGGCACTAGCGCCAAACAGGATCAAAACGACGTCTTCGCCTGCAGCTTCTGCACGATGGCGTCGGCCTCGCCGAGGAACGTGATGATCTCGCGTTCCAGGCTGGAGATGAATTCGGGATTACGCTGAACCCGCTGCACGTACAACTGCAGATCGTCGGGCATGCGCGGGTCGAACGACACGAAGTCGCACCACTCGCGGCCGGTGATCCACATCTGGCCCTGTACCTGGGCCATGTGCTCCTCGGGCATCCCGGAGAGCCATGTCTCGAGATGCACGGCGCTGTTGAATGGGCACTTGATCTCCACCAGTCCGGTTGCTGCCATGTCCTCGGTGACGAGCCCGTCCGGGCTGCAGCCCACGGCCAGCGTCGGGTGCTGGACGAAGCCGACAGCCTCGATGCTGACGAGGTGCGCCTCGTTGTATGCCTGCAGCGCGAATGGCTCCTGATCGGTGCCCCACTGCATCGCCATCGTCTTGGCGACCGGCGCGGGCTGGCCGGTCAGGCGTTCAATGACTTGTTGCCACAGATATTTCTGACCGTCTGCGCTGCGCTTACCGGCCTTCGTTCGGTCGATGACATGCTTGAACCCGCTGGCCGTTACCTTGCCCACGCGGGCCTGTAGCCAGGCGTCGGTGCGTTGCTCGAGGTGCTCGGTCATGCTGCGGCCTCCTGGGCAATGAACAGACCCTCGGGCGGCGTCTCGATGGTCACGCCGGAGCGCATGTCGGAAAACAGCGTCAGGAGGAACCTGTGCCCCTTGTGGTCAAAGATTTCGATGGTGCGCACGAAATACTCTTCGCACGGGGCGGCGTATCGGTGGCGTTCGGTGCGCACCGGGCCGGCCTTGATGGCCGAGACGTTGTGGATGCTGATGCTGGTGGTCATGGTTGGTTACTCCTCGTCGCAATAGTCACGGTGGATGTTTGCCTGCTCGATCAGCTCGGCGCTGCGCTCGGCGATCTCGGTGGCGCGGGCGGCCTCGAACCGCTCGCGCAGGAACATGCGGGCGAACCCGGCCTGCCGGTCGGTGCCGGTCATGATGCAGGCCAGCAGCACGGCGGCAGGCGCGTCTTGCAGCTGGGCGTCGTGGATCGAGTTCGTCTCGACGGGTTTGCTGCTGGCGTCGTCGTTGCAGACGTTGCCCAGCCAATCCACCACGGCGGCGGCGGTGCTGGCGATCTGCTCGGCGGCGATTTCGTCGGCCTCCCACTGGGCGAGGCCATCGTCTTCGATGCCGATTTCGCGGGGGTCGTTGGCGACGATGTGCGCGGGCCACGTGGCGCTGTCGCCGGGGCCTAGGGTGGTGTAGTGCATGTGGGCTCCTGTGTGCGTTGCGGTGACGGCATCATAAACGATCCGTTTACCCGCCCGGGGCAGTATCCGACAGAATCGCAAGGTTTTACGCCCATCCGGTGCGAGACCCTTCCCATCCCTATCCACACCATGTTACAGTCGTATCCCATGACCACGAACATATCACGCGGGGTAGCTCACAGCCTGAGCCTGCACCCCGACTCCGAGATCATCGACAACCTCGGCGGCCCGACTGCTCTGGCGCGGCGGCTCGGCTACGGCTCGGGCGGCCCGCAGCGGGTGGCGAACTGGAGGAGGCGGGGTATCCCGGCGCTGGTGAAACTCCAGCACGCTGGGGTATTTCTGACGGTGGCGTTCGTGGGTGGTGCCCGATGACACCCGGCACCCGCGTGCGCCTGCCAGATGGACGCGAGGCGCTGGTCATAGGCGCTACCGACCTGACGCTGCATGTGTCGGTCATCGTGCCGAACTGGCCGTTTCCGTCGCCGCCTGAGTGGGTGGATCGGGTCAGCGTTAAGCGGATGCCGTCGAGGTATCTCCGCGAGACGCCGGAGGATGTGGAGGCTGCGCCGTGGTGAGGAAACGCGAGACGCTGCGCGAAACCATCGCCCGTAACCAGCAGAGCATGGACCTCTACGCCGCGCTCAGTGACCGCCCACGAGTCGAGCTCACCGCACCGCCTCCTCCGAAGCCGCGTGCGAAACGCGCACCGAGCACAGACGGCATCGAAGCCGATGTGATGCGCGCAGTGTTCGCTCTGCTCAGTCACCATCGGCGCGTGGCCTGGTTCATGCGCCTGAACTCTGGCGCGGTGCAGGATGGTGATCGCTACACGGTTTTCTATCGGCTGTACCTGCGCGGTCACAGCGGCGTCACGCGCGGCGCGAGCGATTACCTCGGGCAGCTCACCGATGGCAGGATCTTCCTGATGGAGTGCAAACGGCCTGGCGTGCGCAAGGGCACGCTTGAGCAGGAGGCACTGCTGCAGGCGTGCCGGGATGCCGGCGGCGTGGCTGGAATCGTGCAGTCGGTGGAGGATGCCATCGAGTTACTGGTGGAGCCGTGAGCGACCACCAGCCAGCGCACACCCCACGCGACACCTACCGGGCATCGGCGTGCGATGGTAAGGTCAGTTTTTCATCGTTCACTCAGGCCCAGCTCGTCGCCGTGCGCGGCACCAGGCGCGGCAAGTCTCGGCAGGTGTACCACTGCACTTTCTGCCATCAGTTTCACCTCGGGCGCAGGCCCATCATTCAGCGGCAGCGCCGCAGAGAGACGATAAATGACGACGTATGACAACACGAACCGGGGCATGCTGTCCCGCAACGACAAGCAGGGCAACGAATCCAGGCCGGATTACCGGGGCTCGGTCAACGTGGCAGGGGTCGAGTACTGGCTCTCGGCCTGGATCAAGGAGGGCCGCGAGGGCTCGAAGCTCGAGGGGCAGAAGTACATGTCCCTCAGCGTGCAGCCCAAAGACGCCCAGCCGGCGTATGCGCCTGCGCCGGCATCTGTGGCAGCGCCAGCACCGGCCGCACCGCGTCGTCCGTCTCAGGCCGAGCAGGACGCTCGGGCCATCGCGGAACGCAGGGCTCGGGAGGCTGCGCCGCGTGCATCAAGCGGCACTGGGTTCGACAGTATGGACGACGATATCCCTTTCTGATCGGCGCTATCGCCTACACTCATTCGGGGCTTGACCGGGCTGATCCCCTGGTGACGCCGCCCGACCCCACGCAAGGGCCGCCCCATCTTTTTCGCGTGTGTTTCGTGGGAACCATCTATGACAGCTTCAACAGCTGACTACGCCGCCACCTACTGCCGCAAGTACGGCATGCACATCGTGCCGCTGCCGCCTCGAGGCAAGCGTCCAGTGTCGGAGAACTGGGGAAACGAGTGCATCACCGACCCTGACGCTGCGCGGCGCTATTACCAGCAGCACCCCGACGCCAACATCGGCGCAGCCCTCGGCCCATCGCGCCTGTGCAGTCTGGACATCGACAACCTCGAGGCCATGCGCATCATCTGCGCAGAGTTCGGCTGGGACATTGACGCGCTGCTGGCGCAGTCTCCGACGATTCAGGGTCAGGCACCGAAGATGCGGATGCTGTTCCGCGTGCCCGAGGGCGAGGCGCTGCAGTATCACTCGCTGACCTGGCCGCGCCAGGACGACCAGACCAAGCGGTTCACAGTTCTCGAGATCCGCGCGGCAGACACCCAGCAGCGGCAGGACGTCCTCCCGCCCAGCATCCACCCCGACACCGGCCAGCCCTACATCTGGCTGACGAGGCCCAACGGCG